GTGCATCAGCAGATTATACTTTCGCTTTTTCAGGTCCTCAAGCAATTGTTAAAAGAGCAATCAAGATTGTTGCTGCTACAAGTGCAGTGATTATTGAGGAAATCCAAGTCGTTGGTGGTTAAGATGCCCGCTGTAAATCAAGAGGCAGAGAGAATAGTTAAAGGGATGAAGAAGAATCGTCATCGCTTTAAGAAACTCTATGGAGATCGAGATAAAGAAGTTATGTACGCTACTGCTAATAAGTTAGCACAAAAAGAACAATTGAAAGTTATGTACTATCAAGATTTCATTAAACTAGTCGAAGGTAATCCTACTACAAGGATGCTATCGAAAGCAAAGTCAAAGACTACTGGAAACATTTCTGCTGATCGTGGAACTGACGAAAAGAAGAATAGGGAAAGTAGAAAGTCTCTTGAAAAAGATTTAAAGAAAAAGGGTATCGGTTACAAAAAAGGTGTAGGGGAGTATAAATATTCCTCAGGTGAGGGAACAGGACGTGAGGTTTCATACCAAACAAGTCCTGGCAAAGGAATGTCTAAGAGACGTTTTGGTAAGGTTATGCGTCGTCTAGGACGAAAGCATGGTCAAGAATCAGTTATCACTAAGAAGGCAGGTAAACCTGCTAGACTACATGATACTGAGTCTAAAAAACCATCTAAGTCTATGAACTTAGGTAAAGCAAAACCAGGTAAAAATCCTGGTGGTTTCGGAGAAACTTCTGGTACTAAAGTCAGAAAAGGTAAACTAGGTAAAACTAACAAACCCGCGATGCACTATGGCAACTAATGAAATTATCGAAAAGAACAAAAGTGGTGATAGTTCTTTGCACGACTGGTTTTCTAAGAGTAAGTCTTCTGATGGGAAGCCTGGTTGGGTTCAGCTCGGTGGTAAATACGCAGGTAAACCCTGTGCCAGACAACCTGGACAAACAACCAAACCCAAGTGCGGTTCCAGTAAGATGAAAAGAAACCTAAATAAGAAAGAGGAGGATGCTGCCTTTCGTCGCAAAAACAAGCAAGATCCTAATCCAAACAGAAAAGGAAAAGCAATCAACGTGAAAACAGAATCTACACAAATACACGAAGGCGAAAAAGACGCATGTTACCATAAGGTAAAATCTCGCTATTCAGTTTGGCCAAGTGCTTATGCAAGCGGTGCACTTGTCAAATGCCGAAAAGTTGGTGCAAAAAATTGGGGGAACAAAAGTAAGAAAGAAGAATTTGATATGAAGGTAAAAGGATTCCAAGATTTTCAAGCAGAATGTTGGAAGACACATAAGAAAGTTGGTATGAAAATGAAGGGTGGTAAGTTGGTAAACGACTGTCGTCCTAAGAATGAAGAAGTTCAAGTTGATGAAGCAAAGGTAGATAAGGGTCGTAGCGATTACGGTAAAGCATCTATCAGAAACTATAGAAGAATGGGACCTGGTCATGGAGATCCTGGTATGTTTGACCCTGAGGGTAAGAGGGGTAAAACTATCGAGAAACGTAGAGAAGAGCACAAAGCACGTCGTGGTGTGAAAGGTGCTAAGGTTCCTGCGTATAAGAGAGAAGAAGTTGAAGTTGATGAAGCGAAAAAATGTTGGCCTGGTTATGAGAAAAAAGGAACCCAAAAACTATTCGGCAAAACGTACAACCGCTGTGTAAAAAAGGAAGACTTGGAGTATGTCAGAGAAAAAGCAGCAGCATGGACAAGGAAAGCAGGAAAAAACCAGTCAGGCGGACTTAACGAAAAAGGCAGAAAAAGTTACGAACGCGAAAATCCTGGATCTGACCTTAAAGCACCTAGCAAAAAAGTTGGAAACCCCCGCAGGGCATCCTTCTGCGCTCGAATGAAGGGCATGAAAAAGAAGTTAACTTCTAAGAAAACTGCATCAGATCCTGATTCAAGAATTAACAAAAGCTTGCGTGCTTGGAATTGTTGATATATAATAGACTGTAGTCTGTACAATTAAAATGAAAATCTGTCCGAAGTGTAGTGCTACATGGATCGGGGAACAGTTATATTGGTCTACAGGAAAAGAGGGTTGCCCTCATGATCTTGCAGGACTAGTATGTAATAATCATGGAGATGAGACTTGTATTAATCCATGTAAAGGATCCACTAGTGGTCAAACATGGGAATATCGTCGTGGAATGATTGATGGTTTGACGGAGGGGTATGGTAAAGATAGTTCGTAATGTATGTCATCAATCTGTATTAGATTTTATATTTGAAACAGCAGCAAGAAGAGAAGCGTGGCATTGGAAGTTCCCTATGGGAGCAGCGTTCGATAAGAAGCATGCAAAATTAGACATTGTAGAAGATGGTAAGATCAAAGATGCTTTCCTAGCAGGTCTTGCATCTTCTGTTTTGTTGCAAGTATGGGAAGCAAGTAATAGAGAACTATTCATACCTGAGATATTTTATGCGGGTGTGGCAATAAAAGATAAACATAGAAAAGATAACGTACATGTAGATGACGCTAACAGAAATGATACTATTAAAATTATGGGTATCTTGAATAGTGACTGGGATCCGAACACAATGGGTGGTGGATTTATGCATGGTGGTGTCATACATAAATTGAACCCTACCGACTTTTGTATTTTCGATCCAAGGACTCCTCATGCAGCAGAGGATATAATCTGTGATCACAAAAGATTTGCCATGGATTTCTCTGTTAAGAAAACGTAACAAGCATGCAACTTTAAAATCTATCAACTATAATATAGTGTAGACTTTAAAAGGAGAACGATGTTTTTTGCATCACACCCGTCTGTTTATACTTTACCTGGCACATGGGAACCCCAACCAGATGTATTGTATAACCCGACACTTCTTATTTCTCTTGGATCAACAGCATTTGCTATTGCTGTAATTGCATCCATTTTAGCGGTTAGGAGAAAGAGAAAACGCATCTAATAAATGACAGATTTAAACACAATTATATTAAATACAACCGTTGCCATTATTGATTTTTTGTATAAAGATAGAGACTTCCAAAGATTTTGGGTGCTTGAGGAGATAGCTCGAGCACCCTATTTTGCTTTTTTGAGTGTCTTACATTTCAGAGAATCAATGGGGTTACGAGGACCAGAACACATTTATCTAATGGAGGAGCATTTTGGTCAAACACTTAACGAAACAGAACATCTTGAATATATGGAAAGTCGGGGTGGTAATGCTTATTGGATTGATCGTGCTTTCGCCAAACACCTCGTCCTTATCTACTATTGGATCATGGTGGTTTATTATGGGTTATTTCCTATATCTGCTTACGACCTAAATGAAAAAGTAGAGTGGCACGCTGCTCATACATATGAGGAATACCTAACACGTTTTCCAGATGACGAGGACATCACTCGAATCAAAGATGATGAAATTAAACATGCAAATGAATTATCCAAAGCAATGGAGTTAATTAAATGAGAACCCTAACCAAAGACGAGTATAAATTAGTATTAGATGCTCTTTGGAAACGTCAGCGATGCTTTATTGCAGGTGATAGAAAGTTCAAAGAATACGAAAAACTTATTGAGGAGTTTGAAAATGCCAGTCTATCGTGACTACGAGATTAGACTTAATCTCAATGAATTAATTGAACACAGGATTCCAACCTGTGACTTGCTGCATCCAGACCACTGCTTATCTGAAGCACAAGTGGCACAGATAGCACATGATATTAATATGGATTTAGACTTGCACCCAATCTATCATCAGATTGATGATCATATCATGAGATATGTAAAGGCAGCAGGTATTGATAACTCAGATCACTGGGTTGAGAAAAAACTAAATGATTTAGATTTATGAAAGGAATGAAACCTACCGAATCTTCTGAACAACTGATTCAACGTTTTACCAAACGTACGATGCAGTTGACAGCAAGGAAACAAGAACTTCAAGAAGCATATGATGAGTATGTGAAATTAGAAAAAGATCTAACTAGACTTGAAGGTTCTATGCAAGCAATTGAATATGTTGCTTTCGGCAAATTACCAGGAGATGGTAACCATACTGGTATGAAAGATCACACTCCCAACTAAATAAGGGTGGCGAGGATCGAACTCGCCTTAGCCGAATTATGAGTTCGGTGCATTCACCAGATTGCTACACCCTCAATGGAGTTGAAACTATCATGTCCCATTATACTGTAGGTTATCACGATAAACAAAATCAACATTATGAAATATGTGAGTATGCTGAAGATGCTTATCATGCTATCAAACAAGCAAGCGAAGATTTAGAAGGATTTAATAATCCACACGCAGCAGAATATTGTATCAAAGAAGATTAAATGGTTGTCTGGGGTGTCATATGGATGGTCTTTATACTCGTTGTAATAGTCTCTTGGTATATCTACTATATACTTAGAATGGCATACAAGGAGATGGACGATGGCAGCGATGGAACCACCAAGCAGGAAGAGCTGTTACAACTTTCGAGTGACGGAGATTAATCGTGTTGTTGACGGGGATACTATTGATGTCACCATTGATCTTGGGTTTGACTTATACAAGAAAGAAAGAGTTAGAGTTGCAGGAGTTGATACGCCAGAAAAAAGGACTCGTGACCTCGAAGAAAAAGAGTTGGGTATCGACGCGACTAACTGGCTTAAGGAGAAATTGGAGGGAGCATTAGATGGAGACGATGAACTCACTATACGAACTGAACTTAAAGGTGGGGTTGGTAAGTATGGTAGGTTGCTTGGTTGGTTATACATTGGCGATGATGATGTATCGCTCAACGAAATGATGATCACCGAAGGATACGCTTGGTCGTACGACGGTGGAACAAAACAAAAGAACTTCGATGAACTCCGTGAAATTAGACGTAGCTTCGGAACTTTGCTCTAGTCTAGCATCGCTGATTAGAACTAAGATTTCAAGGTTACCACATTTAGAAGAACTTGTTTCAGATTATGATGAGGTGCATACAGGTGATGTATCCATCTATAATTGCATGTGGAATTCTAAGGGTTTAAGAAAGTTACATATAGAAAGAGCAATTACAAATAAAGGGATTGAGATACTACACTGTGTATTATTTCCAGATCCAGAGTTTCCTATTCCTATCTTTGGATGTGATATCGTAGAGGCAGGTGGTAAAGTTACTGCTGCTATAGTTGATGTGTCACCAGTGCATAAGGTAGATTATAGTTTAGGTAATATAACATATAATTTTAAAAAGAATAGGCATCTACCAGAGTGGGGTGAGATATTTTCACCATGGTGTAAGTTTGTAAGATTAGAAAAGGATGAGTATGATGACTTTTTATTATTGTGTAGTGAATACTTAGAGGTATTCTGTCATATAGTAAGAACAGCAGAAAGAGAAACAGACTGGAGAAATACTATGAGGAGATATGACGATCAGTTATGGTATTGCACATCGCAGATGAAGAACAAGAAAACTGAGGCAGTGCTATCCCAATGGTTCGATAATCCGTGGGCATCTAAATATATACAGAACATACTATTTGACAAACCCAAACTATGAGAAGAGAAATGTTGGAAGCTCTCAAGGCACTTGCCATTGGCAACATCAAGAAAGCAAAGATGAACGTTGAGGTTTACCTTAAGAATCCTGTTGGAATTGGTGAACACCCAGATGTTCTTGGTGCTATTCAAGAACAAATTGATTTGATTGCGAAAGAAGAGGAACGTTTGGAAGTAATCGAAAAGTATTTTGAAATAGGAATGGATCTTTATGGTGGATCTGAATGAGTGATCAGTATCTCGGCAACCCAAATCTAAAAAAAGTTAACACATCAATTGACTTCAAACCAGAAGAAGTTGCTGAGGTATTGAAGTGTCAAGATGATCCCGTATACTTTATCAAAAATTATATCAAGATCGTTTCTCTAGATGAGGGTCTAGTTCCATTTAACATGTATCATTTCCAAGAGGAAATGGTATCTAAGTTTCATGATCATAGATTCAATATCGCTAAACTACCACGACAGAGTGGTAAGTCTACCATTGTTACTGCATACTTACTTTGGTATGTGTTATTCAATCCAAATGTCAACGTAGCAATCCTTGCAAACAAAGCAGCAACTGCTAGGGAGATGCTTCAAAGATTACAATTAAGTTATGAAAACCTCCCAAACTGGATGCAACAAGGAATCCTCCAATGGAACAGAGGTTCTCTGGAACTTGAAAACGGCAGTAAAATCATGGCTGCTTCTACTTCCGCTTCTGCTGTCAGGGGTATGTCATTTAACGTTATATTTCTGGATGAATTCGCGTTCATTCCGAATCATATCGCTGATCAGTTTTTTAGTTCTGTTTATCCAACTATCTCCTCAGGTAAGTCTACGAAAGTTATTATCATATCTACTCCTCACGGAATGAATATGTTCTACAAACTCTGGCATGATGCAGAGCGTGGAACGAATGAATATGTGCCTACGGAAGTTCACTGGTCAGAAGTGCCAGGTAGAGATGATGTATGGAAAGAGCAAACTATTAAGAACACATCAGAATCTCAGTTTCGTGTTGAGTTTGAGTGTGAGTTCTTAGGATCTGTTGATACATTGATTGCTCCTAGTAAGTTGAGAATCATGCCATATCATGATCCAATTACATCTAATCGTGGACTTGCAGTATATGAACAAGTAATTCCAGAACATAATTATATTATCACTGTTGACGTATCGAGAGGTGTTGGTAATGATTACTCAGCATTTTGTGTAATAGATACCACAACTATTCCTTATAAGATGGTTGCCAGATATAAGAACAATGAAATTAAACCTATCGTTCTACCAAATATTATCGTAGACATAGCAAAGAATTATAATAACGCATACATCTTATGTGAAGTAAATGATATTGGTGGACAGGTAGCAGATATTATTCAGTTTGATTTGGAGTATGAGAATTTGTTGATGGCTGCAATGAGAGGTCGTGCAGGTCAACAACTAGGTCAAGGTTTTTCTGGTAAGAAAACACAACTTGGTGTTAAGATGTCTACAGCAACAAAACAAGTTGGATGTTCTAACCTCAAAGCATTAATTGAAGAAGATAAATTGCTTATAAATGATTACGACACGATTGCGGAATTAACAACGTTCATTGCGAAAGGTCAAACATTCCAAGCGGAAGAAGGTTGTAATGACGACCTTGCTATGTGTTTAGTGATTTTTGGTTGGATGGCAATGCAACCATACTTTAAAGAGATGCACGATAATGACGTACGTCAACGCATCTATGAACAACAGAAAGATATGATTGAACAAGACATGGCACCATTTGGTTTTGTAACTGACGGAATGGAAGATGATTATTTTGCAGACGCACAGGGCGATGTGTGGAAAGTCGCGGAATACGGGGATAAATCCTACATGTGGGAGTTTAGGTAAGGTTTCAAAAATATAAATAATCCTAGACATCTGATGTTGGAATCACCCTAGGAGAAAATTAACCATGGCAGCCAATCAATTATCGCCAGGTGTAGTGGTACAGGAGAGAGACCTTACTACTATTACCACATTATCGACCGCTAACGTTGGTGTGCTTGCTGCACCTTTTGAGCTCGGTCCTGTTGAAGAAATCGTCGAAATCTCCAGTGAAAGGGATCTTGCAGAGCAATTTGGAAAACCGAATGAGTATAACTACGAGTATTGGTATACTGCAGCACAATTTCTTTCCTATGGCGGACTACTAAAAACAGTTCGTGTTGACTCGACATCTCTCAAAAACGCAGTTAGTAATGGAACTGCAGTTAAAGTCAAGAATTTAAGTGAGTATGAAACTACTTACGAAGGTGCTACTAACACATGGAAGTGGGCAGCAAGAACTTCTGGAACTAAAGGAAACTCTATCGGTGTATTTGTAACTGACGCAGGTGCAGATCAAATCGCTGTTGTTCCTGCTCCTGGTTCAGGTAACGATCATGAATTCGTTGCTGATGAAGCACTCTCCGCAACTTCTGGTGCTGCAGGTAAAGTATTCAAATACAGCATCGTATTAACAGTCACAACTGTTGTTGGCGACTTCGTTCCTGGCACTACTACAACTGTTTCAATCTCTGGTTCTAACCAGACAGTTACCGTTCTTGCTTGGGATCCTACTAACAAGAAACTTGAAATTGGTCTTCCTTCTGGTGGTATCACTGGTATCCTTGCTGATGGTCAGACTGTAACTCAAGGATCTAATACTTGTGTGATTGCAGCATCTGGTATTGAAAGAAGAGTATATATCGGATTAAACAAAGGTAGTATTGAATTCGCTGCTGCTGATAGTATCGCTGATACTAACTCAACTGCTGTTTCAATCAGTTCTGTTCGTTCTGAGTATGCAGAGCGTGAGTATCTACCTGGTGCAAAATGGATTAACGTTGCTGCTCGTCCTTCTACTTCACTCTATGCAAATAATGCAGGTGGATTTAGAGATGAACTTCACGTTCTAGTTATTGATATCGATGGTGGTATCACTGGAACAACTGGTGCTGTTCTTGAGCGTTTCATTGGTCTTTCAAAAGCATCTGACGCTAAGACATCTGTTGGTGAAGCAAACTACTACAAAGAAGTAATCAAGCAAAAGTCTGAGTATATCTACTGGGGTTTACATGAAACAGGAGTATTCAATGCAACTGCTTCTGCTGCTGCAGGAAACTGGGGTTTAACTGCTGCTTCTAGACAGTTTAACTTACTACGTTCTGCAGATGGTTCTACTGGATATCCTGAGGGACGCACAACTGTAGGTTCTAAGAACAATGCAACATACTACTACAGATTAACTGGTGGTGTTGACTACGGTATTTCTGGTGGACTTTACAGTGTAACAAACACATCTCTTGCAACTGCATATGGTCTTGCAGAAGATCCTGAGTCACAAACAATTGACTTCATTCTTACTGGTCCTTCTGGTGCAGATGATGCTTCTGCAATCGCTAAAGTAACTTCTCTAGTTAACATTGCTGAAGAAAGAAGAGATTGCTTAGTATTTGTTTCACCTCGTAGAGGAAACGTAATCGGAGTTACTAACTCTACTACTGCAACTGATAATATCGTTAACTTCTTCGATCTATTACCAAGTTCTTCTTACATGGTATTTGATTCTGGATACAAGTATATCTACGATAAGTATAACGATGTATACAGATACGTTCCATGTAACGGTGACATCGCAGGTTTATGTTTACAGACAACTGAGGTTGCAGAACCATGGTTCTCACCTGCAGGTTTCCAACGTGGTGTTTTAAGAAATGCTATCAAACTAGCATACACACCAACTAAGACACAAAGAGATCGCTTGTATGCAAACAGAATCAACCCTGTTGTATCATTCCCTGGTCAAGGCGTCGTCCTCTTTGGTGACAAGACTGCACTCGGATTTGCATCCGCGTTTGATAGAATCAACGTACGTCGTCTATTCCTCACCATCGAACGTGTTATCTCAGGTGCTGCTAAGGCACAACTCTTTGAGCAAAACGATGAAGCACAGAGATCACTCTTCTTGAATATCATCGAACCTTATCTAAGAGATGTTCAAGGTCGTCGTGGTGTAACTGACTTCTTAGTTAAGTGTGATGCAT